GTCATACTACAACCACAACTTTCGCAACTAGCCACGATACTACTACGACATATACAACTACTTATAATACAACAAAAAGTACCACAACTACTTATAATACATCTTTCAATACAACGTCTAGCTATACTACTAACTATACTACATATTGGTTTACTGATAGATCAACGGCTACTTTTATACAAACTAGTAGAACAACACAGACTACGCTATATACTAACATTCCAACTCAAGTATTAACTTATTACAATACTTCAAAGTCTACAACCACTTCGTATACAACTTACTGGAATACTAGTCATAATACAACTACAACATATACGACGACATTTAATACAACAACGACGTTTTCAACATCGCATACAACTCAAACGTCTACAACATTTAATACAAGTCAGAGCACGACAACTACTTGGATAAGCTATTTCAATACATCTAGCTCTTTTAGCACAAGTAGATCAACAATTACAACATTTCAAACAACAACAACATTTAGTACCACAACAACATTTAGCACGTCAACAACAACGTCTTCTTCGTTTGGTACAACGTTTAATACAACAACAACATTTAACACAACTGTTATTACTAGCTTTTATTCGTAAAAGCTTATATTTGATTAATTTAATTAAATTTTATATCCATGGAACTGTTCAACGAAGTTGCTCTAAAAGAAAGATTAGGGCCACTTAAAAAACAAAGAAACCTTTGGAATCTTGAGGGTTTAGAACGGCACCTGCTGATTCATATTAAAAAATATGGAGTAGAAACTAGCTACGATGTTTTAGCTGGCGAAATGCCATATTTTAAAACAATGGGATACACAGAGTATGCCACTAACTTTTATATGCAACCTTTGAATCTTAAAATACGTGAAGATTCAATTCAAGATGCATACGATCATAATGTAGAAGACGTGAAAGACTTTGCTGGTTATTTACGTAAAAACATTGAAGAAGGCCAAGCTAATAAATACAAAGACCGTAAGATTGATACAACAATCGATCCCGAAATGAACTTAGTTATATTACCTGGTTCAAATAAGCTTCATGAGCACGTTTGCAAAAACAAACTTGACTTTATTAAAAAAAGCATGGTAAGTATGTTTTATTTAAACCGCACCCAATTACCACTCATGCTGTCATTGGTGAATTAAAAGATATGTATGGCGAGCATCAAATTCTTGATCGCAACCTAGATATGTATTACTACATGCAACATGCAGATAAGGTGTATAGCACACATTTAAGTGAGAGTGCATTATATGCTTTAGTATTAGGAAAAGAAATTGAGCCGATAGATGTATTGCACATGCAGCATCGCGGTTCCTTTTACCCTATTAATCAGCACTTGTTTGATAGACCAGGACAAGATGGTATAGATTGGGTAAATCGTGTATTTTCAAGTTATAAGTCAGGTATTATTAATCCTGCGGTTGATGATGATTGGAGAGAAAAGATTGATCAGTATCTTGAGTACATTATGGCAAAACGTAAGTTTTACAAAAACTTCTACATAGATCACAAACCCTAAAAAGGGTGTAAAACATGTAATAATATAAATTGTAATAAAATTAAATTCAATACATTATGTCAGAAATCAAAAAAATTTCAGAAGAAGAATTAAATAAGCTGCAAGCTTGCGTTGGTGAAATGAATAAAATTCAGGGTAGCATTGGCGATCTTGAATTACGTAAACACAACGCATTGCATGCTTATAATGATTTAAAAAACGTTCTAGCAGAAATACAAAAAGAATTACAAGATAAATACGGAGACGTAAATGTAAATCTAAATGATGGAACTATTTCGGCGCAAGAGCCAAAGCTAGAGGTACAATAAATTAAATTTAATTAAATGGAATACAATCAGCCAAGTGCAATTGTTAAGGATTTGTCTTTTGGGGCAGATGCCAGAGGCAAAGTATTTGACGGTGTAACCCAATTAGCAGAAGCAGTAAAGTCTACATTAGGCGCTTCTGGTAAGTGTGTAATTTACGAAGACGCAACAGGCAAACCGGTTATTACAAAAGACGGTGTAACCGTAGCAGAATCCGTTATTTTACTCGATCCGGTTGAAAACCTCGGCGCGACACTTATTAAAGAAGCGGCTAAAAATACAGTGAAAGAAGCAGGCGACGGTACAACAACATCTACCGTGCTTGCTTATTCATTGCTTAAAGAAGCAAACGAAGCAATTGAAAATGGATTGAACGTTCGCGATATTAAGACTGCTTATGAAAAAGGGTTAAGGTTAACCACAGATTATTTAGATAAAAATAAAATTGAAGTTGGTGGAGATATGTTGCATTCAGTTGCTGCTATTTCTACAAACAACGATTTAGAACTTGGTAAAATTATTGGTCAAGCATACGAAACTGTGGGTAAGCATGGTATTGTTTTAATGGAAGAGTCTGACACATCAGATACATATTTTGATGTGGTTGATGGTGTTCAATTTGCAGAAGGATTAAAAACGCAAGTATTGACCACAGATGATGATAAAACCAAAAGCGAACTAGAAAACCCTTATGTTCTTATTGTAGCAAATGAAATACCAAGTATTAGAAATATACAAAGTGTATTAGAGTTTGTTATAAAACAAAATCGACCAATTCTTATTATTGGACATTTAGCTCAGCAACCTATGAGTGCTTTGCTAATGAACAAAACAAAAGGCAATATCAAAGTTAATATTGTTGATCTGCCTGGTTTTGGCCCAACAAAAAGAGAAACTATTGAAGATTTAGCTGCTTTAACAGGCGCTAAGGTTATTGACGAGCAGTTAGGGGACGATTTAAGCCTTATAGAGCCGTCTATGCTTGGCGTAGCAGTCAAAAGTGTAACAGATAATAAAAACACTGTCTTAACTATAGAAAGTGTCCCAGAAGCCGCGAAACAACGTATTGCATCTGTAGAGAAAAAAATAGCCGATGAGCAAAATCCGTTTTTAAAGAAAAAGCTCGAGCAAAGGTTAGCGATGTTGTCGGGTTCAGTTGGGATTATTAAAGTTGGCGCAAACAGCCAAGTTGAATTGAAAGAAAAGAAAGATCGTGTTGAAGACGCGATTTATGCAGTAAAAGCTGCACTACAAGAAGGTATTGTGCCTGGTGGAGGTGTAGCGCTAATGAATGCCGCTCAAAAACAAAAACTAGAAGCTAACGAGGATATATTATTTCAGAATGCAATAGCAGCACCGTTTAATACAATCCTAGAAAATGCAGGTTTAGACGTACCTGAAAATTTTAGCTATAGAAAAGGTTGGGGTATCAACGCAATGAACGGAAAACCGGTAAATATGATTAAAGCTGGTATTATAGATCCTGTTCTCGTTACTAAAACAGCATTGAAAAATGCAGTTAGTGTCGTTAACACGATTATATCAGCCGATGCAATAATTTCAAATAAAAGAATAAATGCAGGCGATTAATCATTATATAATTATCGAACAGTTAAAGGAAGAACCAAAAAAAGTAAATGGTTTACTCTTAACTGACAACGTTACGAAAGATGTGAGATACCTTAAAGGTAAAGTCATTAGTGTTGGTAATAGAACCGAAGTCGTGAAAGCTGACGACATCATTTATTACGATAGACACTCCGGGCATGGAATCGAATGGCAAGGCAAGCTTTATTACGTTATTAAACAACAAGATATCGTAATTATAGAATGAGGCTTGGACCAAGCGATTTGAGGGAAATGCAACTGTTGAAGTATTACAGGCTCGTTCGTAAATGGGCCTGTAAGACTCACGGTCTAACTGATGCTGATTTAGAGCTGCTGATTTATTTTGATTGCTTAAAGCGATTTACACGTAATGATTATATAAACGGCACGTATCTCATGAGTTGGGATAAGCATCGTTGGGAAAAGTTGCGGACTAAAGGTTGGATTGATGTTTGGAGACAACGCAACCGCACAACACAGAAGTATACAATATATACGACTTCGTTTAAAGCAAAGCAGCTTATAACCCGTATATACAAAATATTATTAGGTCAAGAAGACATACCTATCACTGAATCAAATGTCTTTTATAAAAACAAATCATATACTGATAAAGTCTTTAATAAGGCAATTGACGATATGATAAAAGATAAGGAACGATGAAAAAACTATTATTAATTATTTCAGCGTCCTTTTTGATTAGTTGTTCGGCTGGTAAAGTTGTAAATTCTAGAGATATTACAGCCCAAACAAACTGGCTAGATTCGAGCGAAGATAATCCTATTATCAACGTTATTCAAAAAGTGTATGCTAATGATGACATTGAAATTGTTATCAAAAAAAAATACACAACCGATTACGTTAAAATAATGCAACGGAACGGTAAGAAAATTATTAATAAAAAAACAGAACGTAATGCCTTATAAAAAAGCAGTAAAAAAATGCAAGAAATGCGGCAAACCAATGTCGTCTTGCAAGTGTAAAAAATCAAAATCAAAATCTTATTAATTATGAAATTAATTTTATTATTATTAGTATTAGTAGTTATCGTAGCGGCAGCTTGGGTAGCAGCAATTAAATTAAACAAAAAGGGACTTCTTGATGATGAAAACAATAATAATGTACCAGATATTATTGATGACAAAATTGAAGAAGTAAAAGAAAAAGTACAAAACGTAAAAAAAGCTGTAAAAAATAAAAAGTAATGGCAACCAAAAACGCACCATCAAGAAAAAAATCTCTTGGCTATTATGCCAAAGTTAAAAAAGGTGGTGGTACTGGTTCAAAAGCTGGCGGCGGTATGACTAAAAAAGGTGTCGCTAAATACAGAAGGGATAATCCTGGAAGTAAGCTCAAAACTGCAGTTACCACCCCGCCATCAAAACTCAAGAAGGGAAGCAAAGCCTGGAAGAGACGTAAATCATTTTGTGCAAGATCTAAGGGCTGGACCTCTGAAAGGGGTAGAGCTGCTAGAAGAAAATGGAATTGTTAATATGAAAAAATTATCACCAGGGCAAAAACGTATTGCTAAAGCAGCAAAGCCCTATAACAAAATCACAGGAGCTGATTTTAAAGCACTTAAGAAAAAGAAAAAAAGAAAGTAATGCCAAAAGACGCTTGTTATAATAAAGTAAAGAAAAAATACAGAGTGTTTCCTTCAGCTTATGCTTCAGGAGCCATTGCTAAATGCCGTAAAGTAGGCGCTAAAAATTGGGGTAATGGCCGTAAGAAAAAGCGCTAAGGGGGCATCTCTACGCCGTTGGTTTAAAGAAGAATGGACCGATGTCCGTACCGGTAAGCCTTGCGGTAGAAGTAAAGGTGAAAAACGCGGTGTACCATATTGTAGACCTAAAAAACGTATCTCATCTAAAACCCCTAAAACAGCGTCTGAAATGTCCGCGTCTGAAAAGCGTAAAAAGATTGCGGAAAAAAAACGACTAGGCCAACCTGCTGGCAAGCCACGCCGTGTTAAAAATGTAAAACGTAAAAAGTAATATAATGCCGGATCCAACAAAAAATTATAAAATGGCCAAAGGGTCAAAAGAAAAAAATACGCCCACTGTTTTTTCAGAAAAACATTCTGCTATAGTAAATAAGGCTTATGCTAAAGCCCAAAAAAATGATAGCATATCGAGAGCAGGCACGGATAGAAAAGATAAAATGATACGCGAAAGAATAAATAATCCACCTAACTCAACAGATAGCTTAGCTGTGTATATGAGAAATAATAATGGCGCTACTATTTGGAGTAAAGTGGCAAATGCGGCTGAAAAAAAATATGGCAAAATTGATGTTTCAGGATTTGATATTAGAAAACCAAGAAAAACAAATGCTAAAAAAGCGTTTGAAAAATATAATATAAAATAATGTTAGGAATTTTAGCTAAAATATTTGGCGGAGCGGGAGCAGAAGTCGCTGGCAAACTAGGAGGTTTGGTAGACAAATTTGTGCATACTAAAGATGAAAAAGCCGAGTTCGAAAAAGAGATGGAGAAAATCTTTAAAGATCACGAACTAGCATTAGAAAAAGAAATTAGTTCAAGGCATGCCGCGGATATGCAGTCTGATTCTTGGCTTAGTAAAAACATTCGCCCTATGATAACTTTATTTTCATTGGGCATTTATACTTTATTTGCTATTACTGATGGCAATATAGGCAGTTTTAATATTGCTAATCAGTATGTTGAGTTGATGGGACAAATTCTGTCTTATGCGCTTGGCTTTTACTTCACATCTCGAGGTCTAGAAAAAATGGCTTCAATTGTGAAGAAAGACAAAAAATAATTTCAATATGAATTTAATCAGAAAGATTAGCGTTGGTCGTGATTATAAAAACGACGCAATGCACTACGCTGTAGGACAAGAAGTTTATGGCGGTCATACAATATGTAACATCATAGAAAAAGAGGATAAGTTCAGTATATTTATAAAAAAGAACAACGAAGTTTTGCCATGGAAAGATTTTAATAAAAACATGGCTGTTGCTATTGAATATAATCTTGAATATTAATGCGAAGTATTTTTACTTTTATTATCGAGCCTAAAGAAGGTAGATACAATAATAAAAAGAAAGTTAACAATAAAGAACTTATATTAAATAGCGTTATTGCTAATCATGAATACATTAGCCGTAATGCTATTGTTTTAGAAACGCCGAGCGCTATTAAAACAAATATAAAAGCCGGCGACGAAGTAATTGTTCATCATAATATTTTTAGAAGGTATCATGACGTACATGGGAATGAAGTGGACAGCTCAAATTACATCGAAGGCAATAAGTTTTTTTGCACGCCAGATCAAGTATTTCTTTATAAAAGGAACAGGGATTGGCAAGCCCCTAGTGGCTACTGCTTTGTTAAGCCTATCAAAAGTATTGACGAGTTTGACACAAATACAGAAAGACCATTAATTGGTGTTTTAAAATACGCAGATAAAGAACTGGAAAATAATGGCATAAAAGCCGGTGATTTAGTAGGCTTTACTCCTGACAGCGAATATGAGTTTACCGTAGAGGATGAGCGCATGTATCGTGTTTTAACAAATGAAATTACAATTAAATATGAATATCAAGGAGATGAAGAAGAATATAATCCAAGCTGGCTACAAAGCGGTTGATGAACTGATCAAAGTAGCTGAAGAGCAGATTATAACAAAAACAGAAGATGACGTTTCCGCAGATAGATTAAAAAATGCTGCAGCCACAAAAAAGCTTGCAATATTTGACGCTTTTGAAATATTAAATAGGATTATAGACGAAGAGAATGTTTTAGAGAATAAACCTAAAGAAGAAAAGAAAGAATCATTTAAAGGCTTTGCAGAAAGGAGATCTAAATAATGGCTTATCAGCAAACATTATATAAGATCGTAGAACCAGTGAAACTGACTACAATACATCGTATGAACAAGAAAAAAGCTTGGGAGTACGGTTATAATAGAGATCATGATATTGTAGTTATAAGCAAGACTGGAGAGATTGGCGAGATATATGAGATAAATAACTTGTGTATAGCATTGCCGAAACAAGATGAGGTACATATTAATTCTGAAAAAAAATGGGTTCCATTTGAATACCCTAAAGAAATTAAACAGATTAAGAGTGTATTTGATTGGCGAGATTACCCCGATGAGTTTAAAGATAAATGGGAGGACTATATAAATGAAGAATTTGACAGGCGCGAAAACGGTTTTTGGTTTCTTAACAAGGACAAGCCTACTTATATTACTGGCACTCATTACATGTACTTGCAGTGGACCAAGATTGATGTTGGGCACCCAGACTTTCGGGAAGCAAACAGATTATTTTTTATATTCTGGGAAGCTTGCAAGGCAGACTCAAGATGCTATGGAATGTGCTACCTTAAGAATAGGCGATCTGGCTTCTCGTTTATGTCGAGCTCCGAGACCGTTAACCTTGCTACAATTACTTCAGATGCGAGATTTGGTATATTGTCCAAGTCTGGAGCCGACGCTAAGAAGATGTTTACAGATAAGGTTGTTCCAATATCAATCAACTATCCGTTCTTCTTCAAGCCGATCCAAGACGGTATGGACCGTCCCAAATCCGAATTGGCGTATAGAGTACCAGCGTCGAAACTCACAAAGAAGTCTATACAAAATAAGGAGAGGGAAATACTCGAGGGACTCGATACAACAATAGACTGGAAAAATACAGGTGATAACTCTTATGATGGTGAAAAGCTATCATTACTAGTTCATGATGAAAGTGGTAAATGGGAAAGACCTGACAATATATTAAATAACTGGCGTGTTACAAAAACATGTTTAAGACTAGGGAGTCGAATCATTGGTAAATGTATGATGGGATCTACATCCAATGCGCTGGACAAAGGTGGAGAAAACTTTAAAAAGCTGTATTATGACTCAGACGTCACAAAACGTAACCGCAATGGACAAACTCGCAGTGGACTATATAGTTTGTTCATACCTATGGAATGGAATTACGAAGGATTCATTGACGCTTTTGGAATACCTGTATTCGATACACCGGAACGACCAGTTGAGGGACCGATGGGAGAGAGTATTGAGGTTGGAGTAATAGAGCATTGGGAAAATGAAGCTGATGGTCTAAGAGGCGATCAAGATGCATTAAATGAATTTTATCGCCAGTTTCCAAGAACAGAAGAACATGCTTTTCGGGATGAAACAAAGAATAGTATTTTCAATCTAGTTAAATTATATGAACAGATTGATTATAATGAAGATTTAAAAAGCAGCGGGGTTATTGTAAGAGGCAACTTCCAGTGGGAAAACGGTATACAAGATTCTAAAGTTATTTTTAATCCAAATAATACCGGAAGGTTTAATATATCTTGGGTTCCACCTATAAATCTCCAAAATCGTGTAATACTAAAAGGAGGAATGAAGCACCCCGGCAATGAGCATTTAGGCGCTTTTGGGTGTGACTCCTATGATATATCAGGTACAGTTGGAGGCAGGGGCTCAAAGGGAGCGCTCCATGGATTAACTAAGTTTAGCATGGAAGATGCACCATCAAATACTTTCTTTTTAGAGTATTTAGCAAGGCCACAAACTGCTGAAATGTTTTTTGAAGATGTACTAATGGCAATAGTATTTTACGGAATGCCGCTATTAGCTGAGAACAACAAGCCCCGTCTTTTATATTATTTAAAACGCAGAGGTTATAGAGGTTTCTCAATGAATAGACCTGATAAGTCATATACTAAACTATCAACAGCAGAAAAAGAAATCGGCGGGATACCGAATTCATCTGAAGATATAAGACAAGCTCACGCTGCAGCAATCGAAGCTTACATAGAAAAGTACGTAGGTTTAAAAGAAGATGGTGGCTATGGAAGTATGTATTTTAACACTACTTTAAATGACTGGGCTAAGTTTGATATAAACAATAGAACAAAATTTGATGCCGCGATTAGTTCAGGCTTAGCAATAATGGCATGTAATAAAAACATGTATGCGCCAATACAACAAAGAACAACACGTACATTAAATTTTGGATTTACAAAATATAATAATAAAGGATCAATTTCAAAAATAATAGAATAGATGTCAGAAATGTTACCCAGCGGGATATTCCCAAGCCAAGCGGTCTCAGACGCTGAAAAAGCTTCTCCTGAATATGGATTAGAAGTTGCAAAGGCTATAGAGTCAGAATGGTTTAAAAGAGATTCAGGGAGTGTTCGCTTTTACGCAAACAGGGATAACTATCATAGATTGAGATTGTATGCGCGCGGTGAGCAAGATATACAAAAGTATAAAGATGAATTATCTATTAATGGTGATTTATCTTATCTTAATTTAGATTGGAAGCCTGTACCAATTATTCCGAAGTTCGTGGATATTGTGGTAAATGGTATTAATGAAAGAATGTTTGATCTTAAAGCGTATGCACAAGATCCTTTCGCTATAAAAGAAAGAACTGATTATGTTGAGGGTGTAATAAAAGATCTTAGATCATTAGAAAGAAAAGTACAAATTCAACAAGAAACAGGTATTGATACTTTTAATACAGACCCTTCAAAATTGCCAGGTTCTGAAGAAGAGTTAGAGCTTCACATGCAACTTGGATATAAGCAATCAATTGAAATTGCAGAAGAAGAAGCTATTAATAATGTATTAGATTATAATAAATATAGTTTACTTAAAAAGAGACTAGACTACGACTTAGTAACTATTGGTGTTGCATGTAATAAAACATCATTTAATACTGCTGAAGGTATTAGAGTTGATTATGTAGACCCTGCTGATATTGTTTATTCATATACAGAATCACCATACTTTGATGATTTATATTATGTAGGCGAAATACGCAGAGTTAGTTTAGTTGAACTTAAAAAACAATTTCCTTATTTAACAAATGAAGATATTAAGGAAATAGAAGGAACAGGAAGTAATAGTTTATTGTATAATAAATCATATACATCATCTGATGCTACAGATAAAAATCATGTATATGTTTTATACTTTGAATATAAAAGTTTCCAAAATCAAGTATATAAAATTAAAGAAACGGCTACTGGTGCTCTAAAAGCAATTGAAAAAACAGACCAATTTAATCCACCAGCAGACGCGAGATCAAGATTTGAAAAAGTCAATAGATCGATTGAAGTACTTTATGAAGGCGCAAAAATTATTGGCCACAGTAAGATACTTAAATGGCAGCTCGCAGAAAATATGACAAGACCCAAGTCTGATACGACAAAGGTTAATATGTCATATAATATAGTAGCCCCGCGAATCTATAAGGGTAAAATAGAATCGTTAGTGGGTAGAATGACTTCTTTTGCTGATATGATCCAGCTTACGCATTTAAAAATCCAGCAAGTGCTTTCAAGAATGGTACCTGATGGTGTTTATTTAGATGCTGACGGTATTGCTGAAATTGATTTAGGTAATGGAACAAACTATAATCCGCAGGAAGCATTAAATATGTATTTTCAAACGGGTTCTGTTATTGGTAGATCAATGACACAAGACGGTGAGTTTAATCACGGCAGGGTTCCTATTCAAGAATTACAATCTTCAGGTGGTAATGTTAAAATCAATAGTTTAATTAATTCTTACAACTATTATTTAAATATGATAAGAGATGTAACAGGATTAAATGAGGCTAGAGATGGAAGTACGCCTGATAAAAATGCATTGGTAGGATTACAAAAAATTGCCGCTGCTAATTCGAATACAGCTACGAGACATATTTTGCAAGCAGGTTTGTATTTAACGTTAAGAGCAGCTGAAAACGTTTCATTACGCATTTCAGATGTTTTAGAATACGGAAATACGGCTCAAGCATTTATACAAGGTGTTGGTAAATTTAATGTCTCAACATTAAGGGAAATAAATGATTTGCATTTGCATGATTTTGGTATATTCCTAGAATTAGCACCTGACGAGGAAGAAAAGCAACTTCTTGAAAATAATATTCAAGTAGCATTGCAAAGAGATCAAATAAATCTTGAAGATGCTATTGATATTAGAGAAGTTAAAAATTTAAAATTAGCAAATGAGCTGTTAAAATTACGTAGAAGAAAGAAAGAGCAGTCGGATAGACAAAAACAAATGGAAAATATTCAAGCTCAATCTGAATCGAATGCGCAGGCTGCTCAAGCAGCAGCGGCAGCTGAAGCACAAAAGGAACAGGCAGTAGCTGCATCTAAAGTTCAGATTAATAAAGCTCAAATGGAATTTGATATTGCAAAACTTGAAAGAGAAGCTCAAATTAAGAAAGAGCTTATGATGCATGAGTTTGAGTTAAACATGAAGCTTAAAGAAGCTGATTTAAACGTAATTAATAACAAAGAGAAGTATAAAGAAGACCGTAAAGACAAACGTACTAAAATTCAAGCTACTCAACAATCTGAGTTAATTGAACAGCGTAAAGGAAATGCGGGACCTAAAAACTTTGAGTCTGCAGGAAACGATGTTTTAGGCGGATTTGATTTAGGTTCGTTTGAACCAAAATAATTTTTTTAATTAATCATATAATATTTTATCATGGCAGATGTACAAGCTAAAGTCGTAGAAAACGAAGTGCCGTCTCGAGCCGAAGCTGAAGAAACTGTATTAGAAAACGCAGGAGTAGACACAAAGCAAGAAGACGGAGTTTATAAAGTTGATCTACGCAGTAACAATCAAACACAACAAGAAGATGCCGTTCAAGAGCAAAGCACAGATGAGGTTCCTGTACGCAACGAACCCGAAACTAGCCAAGAAGTGGTCGAAGAAATACGGGACGCCGAAGAACCTACCGAAGAGAGCGAAGAACAAGTCTTACAAGAAATAACAGAAGACAATGAACAAAGTGTGCAATTGCAAACACCGGAACAAACCGCTTCCGAGTCTAGCGAAACTGAAAGTCAACAAGTACCAGATCAAGATCAAGAAGTAAAAATTGATTTACCTGAAGGCGTAGAAAGTCTTGTGAAGTTTATGAACGAAACAGGTGGTACGCTCGAAGACTATGTGCGACTAAATGCTGACTATTCAAATATTGATGAAAACAATCTATTACGTGAGTTTTATAAACAAAAGAAATCACATTTAAGTAAAGAAGAGATTGATTTCTTAATTGAAGATAAGTTTTCATTTGATGAAGATATGGATGATGAGCGAGACATCAAGCGTAAAAAACTCGCATTTAAAGAAGAAGTTGCAGAAGCCCGCAGCTATTTGAATTCGCTTAAGGACCAATACTTTCAAGAAGTCAAGTTGGGTTCTCGATTAAGTCCTGAGCAACAAAAAGCTGTAGATTTCTTCAATCGATATAATAACGAGCAATCTGAATTGCAAAAACTACAGGAAAAATTTAAAGCTGAAACGAACAATGTATTCAACCAAGAATTCAAAGGTTTTGATTTTAAAGTTGGAGACAAAAGGTTTCGTTACAACGTTAAAGACGTAGATTCTACCAAGTCGGTTCAAAGTGACGTGCTTACAGCGTTTTCGGATTACATCAATCCTGATAACACATTGAAAGATGCAAAAGGTTATCACAAAGCGCTTTTTACAGCAAGAAATGCAGATGCAATTGCTAATCATTTTTATGAGCAAGGTAAAGCGGATGCAATTAAAAATCTTGAAGCACAATCTAAGAATATCAATATGGACCCTAAAAAAGCGGGTATAATTGAGGCTGGAGGTTCTAAAGTACGAGTAGTAAGCGGAGATGATAGCTCAAAACTTAGAATTAAACTTAGAAAATAAAAATTTAAAAAATGGCAGCAGTAACTCCAACCGCGGGCTCGAACTTAAACGCAGTACCAGCTCCGGTAAAACAAACATTAGCAAGCAACTACCTAAACTTTACAGGTGGTGACAATGATTGGTCTCAGCAATTCTTACCAGACCTATACGAGCAAGAAGTAGAGCGATATGGTGATCGTTCAGTTTCTTCTTTCTTACGTATGGTAGGTGCTGAAATGCCAATGTCTTCAGATCAAGTTATCTGGTCTGAGCAAGGAAGATTACACCTTTCTTATGAAGGTGCATCAATCACTGACGCAGGTGTTATCACTATCGCGAACAGTGGAACTCACGCAGTACGTGTAGGTCAAACTATCGTACTTTCTGACGGTGAGGCTACTCCTAAAGTAATCAAGTGTTACGTTTCTGCAGTAGCATCTGACAACACTACTCTAACTGTAATTCCTTATTCTGGAGGAGCAACAGTAGGAGCTGTAACTGGATTCAATACTGCAACTGATGATGCGGGAAACACTTGTGATTTCTTCGTATATGGTTCAGAATTCAAGAAAGCTACTTCAGGAATGGGTGGAGCAGTTAAGCCTAGCTTCAAGTCTTTCACTAATAAACCAATCATTCTTAAAGATCAGTATGAGATCTCTGGATCTGATGCTTCTCAAATTGGTTGGGTTGAAGTAACTGGTGAATCAGGACAAACTGGATACTTATGGTATATCAAAGCTGAAGGTGATACTAGAACTCGTTTCGAAGATTACTTAGAAATGGCATTAGTAGAAGGAGAACTAGCTAAATCAACTGGTGGTGTTGATTCATTACTAGGGACTGCAGCAGCTGACGATACAGCAGGTACTGAAGGTCTTTTCGCGGCTATCGAAGATCGCGGACACGTAACTTCAGGTGTTGTAGGTTCTTCAGCTTCTGACGACCTTGGATCATTCGACGAAATTCTTAAGAAACTAGATAAGCAAGGAGCAATCGAAGAGAACATGCTTTTCGTTAACCGCGAAGTATCTCTTGCAATTGACGATATGCTTGCGGCTCAGAACTCTTACGGTTCAGGCGGTACTTCTTACGGTGTATTCAACAACCAAGAAGATATGGCTCTTAACTTAGGATTCTCTGGTTTCCGTCGTGGATCTTACGATTTCTACAAAACTGACTGGAAATATCTTAACGATGCTTCTACTCGTGGACTTATCTCTGATATCCGTGGTGTATTAGTACCTGCAGGAACTTCTTCAGTTTACGATCAAATCTTAGGGAAAAACATCAAGCGTCCGTTCTTACACGTACGTTACCGTGCTTCTCAAGCTGATGACCGTCGTATGAAGTCTTGGATCACTGGTTCTGTTGGTGGAGCTTCTACTAGCGACCTTGATGCAATGGAAGTACACTACCTATCTGAAAGATGTCTTATCGTTCAGGGAGCTAACAACTTCATGTTATTCAACTAATAACAAAATATGTATAGCAACGGGGTGCCTTCGGGTGCCCCTACGCTATATTTTTAACTTTTTTATTTTATTCTATTATGGCAACTAAAAAACAAGCAGTAGCCCCAGCTGCACCTAAATGGGAAATTAAAGATAGAGTATATGTATTATCAAGTGGTAAGCAACCAATTACATATACAATTAGAGGACGTGGTATTTACTGGTTTGACGAAGAGAAAGGTTATGAAAGAGAGTTAAAGTATACTACGAATCAACGTACTCCTTTCGTTGATGAATTTAAAGGAGAATCACGATTAGGACACATTGTATTTGAAGACGGTGTTTTAACTGTGCCAAAATCGAAAACAGTTTTACAACAATTGCTTTCGTTATATCACCCAGATAAAGATCGTGTATATTATGAGTTTGATCCAGAAGCAGTAGCTGAGGATGAACTTGACATGATTGAGCTGGAAATTGAGGCGCTAACTACGGCAGGTAGTATTGATATCGATCATGCTGAAGCAATTATGCGTTCAGAATTAGGAAATAAGGTATCTAAGATGTCTTCTAAGGAGCTTAAAAGAGATTTATTGATTTTCGCTAAGAACAATCCTGGTCTTTTCTTAGAACTTGCCGCAGACGATAATATAAGAATTAGAAATATAGGCGTAAAAGCAGTCGAAGCCGGTATTTTAAAACTTGATGCAGACCAACGCACTTTTAGTTGGGCAAGCAACGGAAGAAAACTGATGACAGTTCCATTTGATGAAAATCCATATTCAGCATTAGGCTCATGGTTTAAAACAGATGATGGTATTGAAGTTTTCCAATCAATTGAAAAAAGATTAGAATAACCCCGGGGGCCTTCGGGCCTCCATTTTTTTTAAAACAATATGGCAGTTCATGTAAACCACGTATACCGTACTGTTCTTGCTTTTTTAAACAAAGAGCAAAGAGGATTTTTAACGCCCGAGCAATTTAATAGATTTGCTAAGATGGCGCAGCACGATATAATTAATGAAGCTTTTTATGATTATAACCGTGCAATCCGGAATAAAAATGGTCAAGGTCCTCATTCTGAATATAGTCTTGTTCATAAGCTAAGAGAAAAATTAGATTTTTTAGTTTCTCAAGCTGAATTAAGCAATAGCAACGGTACAATTACATTACCAGCTGATTTATTAAAATTATTTAATGTATCGGTAGGCGACGGAAGTACAAGAACTACGGAAGTTGAAAGGATTACAAGATCCGAACTTAATTATTATAGGGGTTCGCAATTAGCAGCACCTGATAAAGACTTTCCTGTATTTTATCAAGAGGGAGCAACAATTAAAATATGGCCGCAAAGTAATGATATAATTTCATCTGTAACTGTAGATTATTTAGCTGACCCTGCGGATCCAAAATGGGCATATACAGGCGGTGGTTCAAGTGCTTATACTTATGATGCAAATAATTCAGTGGATTTTGAATTACATCATAGTGAAGCTCCGTCAATAGTAAAAAAAATTTTGGCTTATGCTGGTGTTACGGTTAAAGACCCTAATATTATTCAAATGGCGCAAGCAGAACAATCAAGTGAGTTTAACAAAGAAAATGCATAATTAAATGGGGCTAATTACAGAAACCAATAAGGCATATTATAACTTAACACAAACATTTACAGGAACAGGATCACAAACTGATTTTGTATTAACGTTTGATCCACTACCAACCTCCGAATCTGATTTTAAAGTATTTATTGGGGGTAATGAACAAGCCACCAGTACTTATGTCTTTCCTAAATCAGGAACAAGTAATACTATAGCTTTTACTACAGCACCTGCTGTTGACGCAGAAATTAAAGTTGTATTAGAAACATCTAATTACGGTAAATATCAATATATATCAATGAAAGATTTGGTACGTAATTTTATGATACAATATGTTGGTGATGGTAAATTAATTAGTCACGGTCAAAGAAGAGATGTAGTATTTCATGCTAAAAGAGCAATACAGGAATTTAGTTATGATATATCTAGAGTTGAAAAAATATTTGAATTTGAAGTTGGTACAACATTAACAATGCCTTTCCCGCAAGATTATGTAAACTATGTTTCATTATCATGGGTAGATAAAACGGGGGTTGAGCATCCTATACCAAATGGAAGAATAACTTCAAGACCATCTTCAGCACCCTTACAAGATAGCTCAGGTAACTTTTTTTACGACGAAGACGATAGCTTATTGGAATCAGATCCGGTAACAAATCAAAGATTTGAAAAATTAAAAGATGAAGCCGGTGATTATTTACTTGACCCCAACTATAATATTGATCGTGTGTTTAAAACAGGAAGTCGTTATGGTGGCTCACCTGAATTGATGAATGACAATGGCATGTTTGTTGTGGACAACGCAAATGGTAATTTTGCTTTTAGTAGTAATTTACAAGGTTCAATAATTAATCTTAGATATATTTCAGATGGTTTAGGTACTGATGATGAAATGCAAATTCATAAACTAGCAGAAGAAGCACTATATAAGTATATTGCTTTCATGATGGTTAGCAGTATGGCTCAAGTTCCTGAGTATATTGTCAATCGTTTTAGAAAAGATAGAAGAGCGGCAATGCGCAATGCTAAACTTAGATTACAAAATTATAAGTTAGCAGAGCTTACCAATGTTATGCGAGGTAAGTCAAAACATCTTAAACATTAATTAAATGCCAGAAATTAAAAATACTTTCCTCAAAGGGAAAATGAATAAAGACCTGGACGATAGACTTGTTCCAGAAGGCGAGTATAGAGATGCTTTAAATATTACTGTTAGTCAATCAGACGGAAGTGATGTTGGCGCTGTTGAAAATATAAAGAATCATTCACCTATAAGTATTTCTTTTAATTACCCAGAATCTGGAGTTAAAGTTATTGGTTCGATATTTGATGAAAGAACAGATACATTGTATTGGTTCGCTACAAATAATACGGACCATTATATTTATAAGTGGACAGACGGTGATGCAAATCCAACTCTGCTTGTTAGTGATGAAACTGATTCATTTTTAAATTTTGATACTGGTAATTTAATTACAGGCATTAATATATTAGAAGGCTTTTTATATTGGACTGATAATAGAAACCAACCTAGACGTATAAATATATCTAAGGCTGAATCTGACAATACTTTTTATGATAGCGAGTTATTAATATCTGTTGCAAAATATGCACCGTATAAAGCTCCCGAAATAACAAGTATGACAAAGGAGTCAGATATAAACTCTACTGAAATAGAAGAAAAATTTATACGTTTTGCTTATAGATATAAATTTGAAGATAATGAATATTCTGTACTGTCGCCTTTTTCAGATATTGCTTTTGTGCCTAATGATGATATAATTAATCCTTTAGATGAAGTGCATGCTTTTGCTACTTCTGAAATAAAAGGAATGATCAATGGCATAAACCAAGTTGTAATGGATATTGATGTTCCTGCGGATATACAGATCAAAGAAATTGAAATTCTTTCAAAAGAATCTGATTCACCTGCAATTAGAATTATTGATACTAAACCTTATTCTGATGTAAGTGGTGGTGAATTAACGTATACTTATAAATCAACAAAACCAAAGGGCACTTTACCAGAAAATCAACTTATAAGAGTATATGATAATGTACCAACAAAAGCATTAGCGCAAGAAATTATTTCTAATAGACTAATATACGGTAACTTATCTCTTGGTACTAAATATGATATGCCAGAACCTGAGTATCATGTTTTTTATGGTGATAAAACTGATAGTTCAATTTTAGAAAATCATTCTTTAAAACAAAGACGTACATATCAAGTTGGTGTTGTATTTAGTGATATCCATGGTAGAACAACTCCGGTTTATACCTCTGCTAATTCAACAATATATGTACCTGCTAAGACTGAAGATTATGATAACTCTTCATTTGATGGTAATGAATTAAAAGTAATATGGGTAGATTCAATTAGTAATGCTTATGACGCGTCTACAAACCCATTAGGCTGGTATTCATATAAAATAGTTGTAAAACAAGTAGAGCAAGAATATTATAATGTATATACATCAGGTATAATTAATAGAGGTTTAAATGAGGGCAAAGCATATATTGAGCTTATTAAAGACAACGTAAACAAAGTACCTCGTGATACAACTAACTCCGATATTCAGAATGATGCAATAGCTGATTCCAAAATAAGGTTATATCCTAAAGTTATAAATGAATACGGACCAGATACTTTATCTGATAGACATATAAGTACAAATTCAGATGATGCTTTAATTACAGTAACAGGTATTGGCAAGGCTGTTGATTTTAATTTGATACAACCAGATGGTTCTACAAATATGGTTGCTAATATGTATAATGAAGACGAATCGCCGCTTTTAGCAAGACTAGGTAGCGATATTGGTTTACAAAATACAATATTTAGTAATCAATTAGCCGTATTTGAAACCGAACCTTTTATTTCAACATTAGATATATATTATGAAACAGCTTTTTCTGGCAAGGTTTCTGATTTGAATACGTCTATAGCTAATGGTGTAGACATGGTTGAATGGAGTGTTGATAAAACAGATACAAACCAATTAACTGTATCGATTCCTGAGGATACATTTTTAGAAAGTAAAGTTGCTACATTATATGCTTTTTCAAGCACTAGCCCTATTAACGTTCTTGACGTAGGTGCCGCTTTTGAAATAACTGGTTCAAGCAATGATTTTAAAATTGAATTTATAGATAACGAATACATACTTAAAACAAAGAATGTATTTGAATACGGTACAGACCCTAGTGATATTACCGTTAAAGCAACTTTTCCTGGGTCTACCGATATATCACAAGATATTACTTTTGATATTACTAATGTTGCTCCTGAAATTACAGTAGAAACCGAAACATATACAATTGCGGCTAATCAAGCAAATAATGTTGATCTTGTTGATTTCACTTATAATAATGGTTCAGCGGCTGGTGGTATTACAGGTGTTACATTCTTATTTTCTGACCCTGACTCGAATGTTGCATTTGGTGTAACAAACAACGGTGACGGTACCGGATCTATTAAGGTAACTAATAATAATAACTTAACTGCTAATACTACCCGTACTGTAACTCTAACCGCTAGCGAAACAGTTGATAGCGTTACAACTACTACAACAAAAGATGTTGTGTTTACAGTACTTGCTGCAAGTGGGGTATATACTCTTACAAATTTTGCTTTTGCGCCCGCGTCCGCATTTACAACAACAGCTGATGCGTGTAACGGATTCTATAGCGGCCCTTGGTCTGATGTAACTATTTATTCAGATAGTGACGACCCTATGAATACTACGTCATCAAGTGATATTTATAGTGATATTGGATTACAAACTTATGCAGCTTCTGGTTGGTATAAAGATAAAACAAATGGTATTGTTGGTAGATGGTATGGATCAACAGATCCGGGTTACTGGTATATCGCACCGTTTGCTTGTACTTTCTAAGTAAAATAAGCTTAAAAAGCGTAATAACTATAACATGGCTCACATAGCATCAATAAATTTTTACAATACGTTCATACTGAAAGGAAATACTGCGGTATCAGGTAGCACGGGTACAACAAATTTCCATGTTGAAGAGTCACGTATAAAAGGTGGCTACAATAACCCTTCTGTTGACATAGGGGTTAGAGCACATATTACTAATGATTATTCAGGAACAGAAGAAAGATCAAACGCTTTAATATATTCAGGTATATTTAATAGTAAAACTGGTATAAATAATATTAATCAGTTTTCTATTGGTGAAAATATTACTAAAGCAGTTGATTCACAGAATGGAAGTATTCAAAAACTATTTGCTGAAGACACCAACTTAAATATATTTCAAGAAGAAAAAGTATCAAGAGCATTAATTGATAAAGATGCAATATATACAGCAGAAGGTGGTTCGCTTACAGCATCAGGAGCGGCGGTTATAGGTCAAATTGTAGCTTATAATGGCAACTATGGTATTGGCACCAACCCAGAAAGCTTTGCATATTATGCAGGTAGAAAATATTTTTGTGATGTACCAAAAGGATTAGTATTACGTTTATCAAGAGATGGTATTACTGAAATATCAAATTATGGTATGCGTAAATATTTTAGAGATAATTTACCTATTGTAGATAATGTGTATGGTATGTGGGATGCTTATAATCAAAACTATGTACTTACATTAAAAACTACAACACCATCTGATTTTAGTGACTATATAGCCGCTACAACATATTTCCAAGATAATTATAGAACATTAGTGTTTTCAGAAGGCGTTAATGGTTGGGTTTCGCATCATGATATTGATGCTTATTTTGGAGGCAGCTTAAACGCAAAATCTTATGCGTTCAGCTTAAGTGATCACGAGCCTAAAAAATTATATAGTAGTTCAAGCACATTGCCATGCCAAGTTGACGTAATTATAAATGGGGCTGCTTCTCAAAATAAAGTATTTCAGTCTTTAAATTACGAAGGTTCAAAACATTGGTCAACTACAGAAATAACAACAGACTCAGATACGGCATTATCAATTGCTGCATATACTGACACAGGAATGGATTCAGATATTATGTTCCATGTGTCTAAATTTAAAAAGCAAGATGGCAAGTATCACAGTCTTTTAAATAATCAAACAACATCGGGTCCAAACGAAATAATGTTTGGCGAAGAAATATCAGGAGTGAAAGGATTTTTCCTTAACTTACGTATGAAAGCAAACCCTTCTACGGAAAAAGCAGAATTGTTTGCAGTATCAACTAATTTCAATATAAATACAAGATAGTATGGGATTGTTCAGAAATAGAGCCGCCGAAACTGCATTAAAAAATATGCAATCAGCACAAAGCGAGCTTAAGTCTAGACTAGCCAATCGGCAGGCTATTATAGACCCCTATGCAAATGTTAGAGATTTATCTTCAATGATATCTAATCCATTTGCTAATTTACAAGTATCTACTGCAGCCGCAGAAATGCAAGCAGCAGAACAAGATATTTCATTAGCTGCTTCATTAGATGCTCTTAGGGCGACCGGGGCTGCCGCAGGCGGCGCAACCGCACTTGCTCAAGCATCTTTACGAGGTAAACAAGATGTTGCTACGTCAATTGAACAACAAGAAGCGCAAAACGCGCGGCTTAGAGCTCAAGGTGAACAACAAGCTATTCAAATGCGAATGGCTGAAGCGCAAAGGCAACAAGAAGCTGATGTATATGGTAAAACATTCCAATTCCAAGCTCAAGAACAAAGAGATGTTGCCGACATTTCAAGAGCAGCCGCAATGCAACAACAATATGCACAACAATACCAAGATGCAAAAGAACGACAATCCAATCTTTTCGGAAGTATACTTGGCGCAGGCGCTAGTATATTAACTGCTGGTGTAGGTGGAGGTGGAAGTGTATTTGGTAAAATATTCGGATTAAACAGTTAATTATGGCATTGAAACAAGTAACACCAGGAACATACGATTACGGAGCTTATGCAAGGCCTCAACAAGTTAAGTTAGCTGATAATTCAGGTATAGCTGCAGGTATTATGTCTGCTGCGCAGAGCATTAAAGGCGCTATTGAGCGTAAAGCAGCTTATGATGAAATCGAAGGGAAAAAGAAAAAAGAAAAAGAGCTTAAGCAGGGTACTGTACAAGGCGAAAGAGAAGCTGTATTAAGCAATTATGAAGCTACTGCAGATGTATTAAAAATAATGGCAGAAGCGCAAACAGAACTTGATTTTGCAAATGACAGAGGTGAATTAGATCCTAAAGAATACAGTAGATTAAAAACTAGAGAAAATTTAAATTACCAAGATACAATTGGCTTTTTAAAAGTTGCAGAACAATCAGAAGTTATTGATTTAAATGAAGACTTTAAATCTGATGCGGATTTTATTGCAGCGAGCAGAAATAATGCATTAGCGCTGGGTAGCTATAAAGTAACTGATTATAATCCCGAAACAGGAGCTAATATTGAAATTAAATATTTAGATAGAAACGGTAATACAATTACAGAATCATTTACAACAGCTGAAGCTTCTAAGTATTTTTCAAGTAAAGAAGCTAAACCTAGATTTAAATTTAATTATACTAGAGATTTAGGCGAAGCTATTAAAACAATAGGTAATCGATATAATCAAACATACGGAGCAAAGTTTGCAGTACAAAGTGGCAAAGACATGGTTCTTAACGAAAGCGCTGCTATTGATGAAATGTCTAAAGACAAAGACATTATGGATATTGCTGCTGTTGCTGGTAAAAATATTTGGGAAGATATCCTTGGTAACCCAGAAGGTTCATTTAAAGGTAGCCCAGAACAAATAGAAGAAGTAACAAAATCAATAGCGCAAGAATCTATTCAAAGATATGGTAAAAAATACTTTGGCGCAGCGCCAGTTGAAGAAGCTCCTACTGAGCCCAAACCTACTGCTTCTGAAATAACAACAGCAAAACTTAATGAGTTTAGCGACATGTTTGACTCAGATCCTACCGGAGTATTTGTATCCGCTGCGGGCAGTAATGTAAAACGTGATGAAATGGGTGAGCCAATGATATCTTATAACTCAACAACAAAAATGTATGATATAATAGATGCTGATGGCAAAGAAATATCATATACTAAGCAAGAGTTATTTAAGCGGGCATACGATGAAAGTAAAAGCACTATAGATGTTGTTTTAAAAGACTATAGAGAAAGAAAAGCTTATATTACTGAATTAGAGAAAGCAAAAAAAGCAAAAAAAGCAAAAGCAGAAAATAACGATTTCCTAAATTAATATGGATAAGATTAAAGTTTACGTAGTTGATGGCGTTAGGTACAATGTAGGTCCTAACAGAGAACAAGAGTTTTTACAAAAATTTCCAAATGCCACGTTTGTTGAAGAAGTAGAAAAAGAGGGAAAGGAAAAAGCTGTTGCAAATCAGGGTGCGAGTGTAACAGCTCAAGCAGCACCAACTACGGAATTACAGCCGGAAATTTCTTCTTCGGAATTAGCATACGAAGTACCGGAAAAGCTAAAAAGAACTAACGAAGAAAAAGAAGCTGCAAGGCAGAGATATATAGAGGAAGCAAATGCGGGCCCCTACGAAGAGTTTCAGAACATGAGCTTCGAGGAGTACCGCAAATCTGGTTTAATGAAGCCGGAAGATGAAAAATTCTATACAGGCTCGGGTACAAAACGTGTTAAGGTTACCAAAAATGTTATTGATCCGTTTATGGACAAAGCAAGAAAAGAACTTAACACGGATGATGAAAATTTAGTTATTGAAAAAGCAAAAGCTTTATATGTAGAAAGCAAGCTTGAAGAAGATAAATACAAGAAAGTAGAAGACTATTTAAGAGACGAAGCAGGTATATTAGACGACGATTTAAGAACTTTTAGAGGTATACAAGCAGAAAGTATTGAAAACCTGCAAAAGGATCTAGAATCTGATTTAAAAGCTAATTACGACTCGTTTTCAAAACTCAATACAGAGTTAAAAAATGTAATTTCAAAGGCAAAATCTATAAAAGATGCCGAATACACTTCAGAAGAAGAAAGACTAAAAGCAAAAGAAGAATTTGTTGATTTACGTGAAACTGCAAATATAATAGCTAAAGCCGCTTCTAAAAGACACGAGGCTATAATGTCTTCTTCTAAAACATACGCAGACAATGCGAAATTCCTAGATATATATAAAAGAGAATACAGCGATGCAATGGTCCTTATTGGTGGAGCTACTGCTACTGGTTCTGAATTAATAGGTGGTTTATTAAAAATACCGGAATGGCTAACTATCTCTGTTGCTGAGGCATTTGATAAAGGTAAAGATGCAAGAGCTCTATGGAAAATGGCAAGCACATTTCGTCCTATAGGTGCTGCTGGAGATGAACTTTTAGATTTTGGAGAAAAAGTACGAGGAGGTATTGCTAGACCTTTAGATATTAGCGAAATAAACTCTTTTTCAGACGCTGCTTCATGGTCTTCTGATTTAGTAGGTAATCAATTACCTATTCTTGCAACATTAGCGGCTTCGGGAGGTGCAGGACTTGCTGTTATTTCAGCTTCTGCAGGAGGTAAAAAATATGAAGACATGGCTAAGGAAATAGATTCTGGCCTAGAAGATTATAATGCTGCACAATTACTTTTTGCGCCATTAGCAGTTGCGGCTGGTGAAGCAATATCAGAAGGGTTTACCACATTGCCGCAAATAAAAGCTGTAAAACAGGTATTCAAAAAGTCGCCTGATATTTTAAAAGCTTCAAAAGACTATATAGCTAATAACATACTTAAACCGCAATATTTAAAAGATGTAGCTTACGAATCACTTGGTGAAGGTTTTGCTACATTAAATGAAAATGTTGTTGATATATTTTTGTTGGATAAACAAAAAGATATATGGGAAGGTGTGCCAAATGCATTAGCAAGTGGTGCATTCATGAGTGGAGTAATGTTTAAAGCGCCTGCAATTGGTGCTAGACTTATTGCGCCATATACAGATATGGAGCGCCTTGCTGGACGGCTAAATAATAATATTAAACAGATTGATAATATTAATGAAGCTTTACAAAGAGAAGACTTAGATGACAACGTAAAGCAAAGCTTACGAGAAAACTTAGATACGCTTTTCAAAAATAATATTGAAATACTGTTGTAGACCGCTATGGATGTAGATGGTCTTACAGAAGGTGAAAAAGAAACTTTGCATATTCTTACCTATGAAATAGAAGCGCTAGAAGCACAAGCGCGGCTAATTATGAAAAGTTACCCTGAACAGATTGCTAGGGAAATGCTTGCGGGTGAAATTACAGAAACTCATAGTAATTTACAGAAACAAAGAAGGCAAATCTTATTTGATGCAGGACAGAGAAATGCAGGAGAAGAAATAGGTGAAGCTGCGCTTGAAAAGGAAATTGAAAAAGATGCCCAACGATTAGAAAAATTAGGTAAACAAATAGGTTTTGGCGTTAAAGTTTTTAAAGATGATGATGAAGCCTTAGCTTGGTATGAAAAAAATACCGAAATAAAAGATAGAGCTAGTATTATAAGAAGTACAAAAGGTAGCTATGGTTTCTACGACCCGACGTTAAACATGGCTTTTATTATAAAAGACGTGGCTAAACAAGGTGTTAAAATGACAACCGGTCTTCATGAAGGTTTTCATGCTCTTTTAATGAACACCGCTCTTGAAAATCCAGATTTTGTTATTAATGCGGGAGCAAAATTGCATTCTTTTTTGCAAGAAAACGTTGCAATGTATAAGGATACAAACTTTGCAAGAAGACTTAGAAGTTACAATACTGATCTTCAAAAAGGTATAATTACTTATTCAATGTACATAGAAGAAGTGTTTCCGCTATTAGCAGAATCATTAAAAGACGGTGATATAAAATATAAAGAAAACGCATTTACTAAATTAGGTGACTTATTCAGACGTATATTTCAAAGTATGGGTCTTAGAATTAAGTTTGAAAGTGGTAGAGACGTATTTAATTTTGTAAGAGATTATAATAAAAGTTTTGAAAAAGGAAAGTTAAATAGAGCGCAAAGAAAATTTGCAATGGGTTCATCTAAGCTTACAGAAAAAGACTTAGCGCCTGTTATTGAGCAAGAAGCCCGTCAATCTAAAATTGAACCAAAAGAAAACGATAGACTTGCTGCTCTTTTAGCTGAAAATCAAAATAAGTTTTTAACTGACCCTGCTTTAGATAAATTAATTGGCGGCGTTGCTAATTCTATAACTAAAAAATATTGGGACCCTATTCCTGCTGAATTAAGAGCTGGTTTTAGTCGAGACGAATATTTTAATACTGTTTCAAGTAACTTATTGGTGACCGCGCTAAAATGGAAACCAGAAAAGCAAGACATTGGCAAGTACTTAGCCAATATGGGATTCCTTACAAATAAGACATTAGCAAGAGACGAGTTTGGTATTGAGCAATCTATAGAAGAAGGCGGTGCTGGATTTATGGCCGACTTTGAAACTTCAAGAGAAGCTCAAATGATGACTTCTGAAGGCGTTGATATAGTTGATGAAGCCAAGGTTGTTAAAAAAGACAAACTAAAAGATAAGCTACCATTTAATTATAAGTATAATGATGTTGCAATAAAAGATATTGCTACAGAAAAATTAAATAGAGCTGTTACAGTAGCAACTAAAACAATTAATAACCAAAGATCAAATAATAAGCAGGTAAGTGATTTTGTAAAGGAAGTTGGAAAAGAAATGTCGTTTGAATTAAAAGACGCGATAGTTTCTATGATGACGAATTACCCAGGCGGTCTACCTAAGTTCTTAACTGACAATAAAGCGTTAATATTAAATAACCTAGGTACAGATTATATGTTAAAACACGGCTTATTCAAGAAGGCTGTGCAAAAATCATTTGGAGCTAAAAACGTTGCTGACAGGCAAGGTAGAATAACTAAAGAACCTAATTGGGTTTCTGCTGTTGAAATTTCACCGGGTGTTTATGAATTTTTAGATGCTAGAGGTAAAAAAATAGACAGTAGAAAATTTGATAGAAGGTCAGGGGTAAGAGCTGATGGTAGACCAAGTATTACTTCAGGTTTAATTTTTAAACGTCGTCACCCAGACAGAAATAAAGTTGTTACTAATGAAGAAATAGTGCAATACTATTATAGGGATAAAAAGCTGCAATTTGAATATGGCGAAGGTATTGAAGCGTTAGCAAAACAGATTGCTAAAGAATATTCGTTTGAAATATTATCAGAAGATTTAACATCAAAAGGGCCTATATTCCAAAAATTAGTAGAGGTTGCTGATATACTTGATTTAGCTCTTGCTTCTACAATAAATGAACAGTTAGTTAAAGATATTGAAAGAGGCGATATTAAATTAAGTAAACGAACCTCTAATCTTATCCAAACCGAAGACTTATCGCAAAATATGTATGATATTTTGATGACTGACATGGTGGCTAAAGATGGTAATTTAGGTTATTTAGTACAACAATCAATATATCCAGAAATAACAGGCGAAGACGCAGTTGAGCTGTATAATGTAATTAAGCAAAGCAAAAAAGAAAATACACCGGCAGATGTAAATAAACTACCCGAACAAAGCATTGAAAGATTAGACGCGATGCTTTTTGAAAAGAAGGGCATATCAATGGAAGAAATGTCTGATCATGCTGCGCAAATAGCAATCAATCTACAAGGGCGTAAAGCTAGATTAAGATATGTGCCACCAAGATTTGACGACTTCTGGGGGCTAATGTATTACATGGTCAGAAAAGGAAAGAAAGGAGATGCTGATATTCAATGGATTCAAGATAATATCATGGAGCCATACACTAGAGGCCATATTGCTTACGTGTCTTATAGACAAGGTATACTTAAAAATTACGACAAAATTTATAAAAGGCTTAGAAAAGCTAAGGGCATTAAATTAGGAGATATAAATGAATCTGGGTTATCAAATGAAGATTCTGTTAGACTATTATTATGGAGCAGGTTAAGAGATGAAAATGGAGCGCCTATACCAATGCCTAGCAACATAACTAAAGAAGAAATTCAAAAAGCAGTTAAGTACGCAAGACAAAATAAATCATTAAGTGATTTTGTAGCTCAGCTTCAATATTTATTTCCAGAAGGCTATCCACCGCCAACGGAAGATTGGTTGAACAAATCAATATCGCTTGATATTGTTGAGCATTTAAATGAAAAAAGTCGTAAAGACTTTATGTCTGAATTCATAGCTAAATCAGAAGAAGCTTTTGGTGTTGTTGACCAAATGGGTAAACTAAAAGGTTCATTTGCAAATAAACTTAGAGTTGCTTTTGGTAAACAGTACGTAGACGCTTTAGGTGATATGCTCCAAAGAATGAAAGCTGGTAGGGCTAGAAGATTCGGTCAAGATTCTGATACTAGGAATACTATGAATTTCATAAATAACGCTACTGGAGCTGTCATGTTCCTTAACGTTAGATCAGCTGGGCTACAGATGGTTTCTGTGGGAAATTATCTGAATATGGGTGATAATAATATATTTGCAGCGGCGGCAGCATTTGCAAACGCCCCGCAATACGGAAAAGACTTTGTAGAATTAATAAACTCAGATTATCTTAAAGCTAGAAGAGGCGGCACTCAATTAGATATTAGAGCAGAAGAAATCGCAACTTTAGCTTCATCTAGTGGTAAAATGACGCCTTCAAAAATGATGGCTAAATTATTACAGTTTGGATTTAAACTTACTTCAGGAGCAGACTCGCTCGCAATTGCAACGGGAGGGGCTACTTTTTATAGAAATAGGATTAATACATATTTAAAAGAAGGTAAATCAGAGGCCGACGCAAAAGCAGCGGCTTTCCAAGATTTTGTAGAATTAACAGAAGAATCTCAACAGTCATCAAGACAGGACAGGTTGTCTGGTGTGCAAATGAGCGGATTAGGAAGAATAATTTTTGCATTTGGTAATACCCCTATGCAGTATAGCCGTATTACTAAAAAAGCAGCTTTGGATTTATTAAACAGAAGAGGAAATGCATTGTCGAATTTTAGTAGATTAATGTATTACGGAGCATTACAAAATATATTTTTCTCAGGCTTACAAAATGCATTGTTTTATTCTTGGCTTTCTGGTGACGATGAAGAAAAAGACGATGTAAAATTAAATAAGCAAATTCAAACTGCAAATTCTATTGTTGATACAGTCATGAGAGCAAGTGGCTGGTGGGGCTTAGGTATAAGTATTCTTAAAAATGTTGGTTTAGAGGCTTATAGACAAAGCCAAAAAGATAGACCTACTATATCAGAGTCTGCAGATAGAGTATTATCTTTTTCGCCACCAATTGCTTCTAAATTTAGCAAAATCAAAAAAGGTTTTAGAGAAATTGAATATAATGGAGGATTTGAAGCTGTTGGAAAAGAAGGATTTAGTTGGGATAATCCTGTATGGAAAGCAAGCGGATATTGGGTAGAAGGTGCTACCAATCTTCCAGCAGGTAGATTAATGGAAAAAATGGATAACCTTTTAATAATGACCGAGGACAATCTTAATAATACCCAAAAGTCATTGTTGTTTATGGGGTATAAACCTTATCAGTTAAACATTGATAATAGAAAAAAGAAAAAATCAGGAAAATCAAAACTTAAAAGAACAAAATTATAATGGCATTTGAAATTAGTGACGACTACACATTAGAGGTACTTTTTACTGCTGCAGAATGCAATACAATAAAAGGCTATACTTCTGGAGATTATTATGAAGCAGTTTTAAGATCATCAAGAGATGGTGAATTAGAAGATCACCCTGAATGGTGTAATGCAGAATTTTGCGATGTTGATTTAACACAGTTAAATACAATGCTAAATTCAAAAAATTTACCGTCAGTTACATGGGCTAAATTTATGCGCTACGATATAGGTGAATATTACGTAGATCATTCTGACTGTACTTTAGAAGAAGCAACAACATATAAAAGTATAGTTATTTGGTTATCAGACCCTTCTCAATATGCAGGGGGTGATTATTTAATAAGAGATACGGCCTTAGACAGATCTCAGGGTAATGTGCTACAAAAACAATCATGGTTAAGAAATAGTGTTGCTACTGTTAATTCTGGCACTGTTTATTATTTAATAGCTACATATACGGCGTAATAAATAAAAGATGGAACTTCAAGATTTAAAACTACTCGGGATAAACTCAATGGCCTTGGCGCTATCGTTTTCAAATATAGAAATGATGCTAAAAATAATTTTATTATTAGTGTCAATAGGATATACAATATCAAAATGGAGAAGCTTGCAAAAATAGTTTTCTACCTGCTTTTTACATGTGCAGCTTATGGTCAAGAAATAAAAATTAATGAAGTAAAAAATAGTATTGTATACGGACCAGCTATAGGTAATAGAGACCTTGCGTTTGGTGTAAAAAATATATTAGAAGAATTGGTTCAAGATCAAGGGTATTACTTAAGTGAAAAAGGTAAACCGCTAGATGTTGAACTAATTTATTTTGGAGCTATACGAAAAACAACAAATGTTGCTTTATACACTAAAAAAGTAAATGAAGTTGAATTAGTTGCTATTGCAAGATACGGAAAGAAAAAAGTTAAAGTGAGTGCAAAAGCACAAGATGTATCAATAGCAAAAATTATACTCAATAACGACGGTAATTTTACTCAATCTACTGTATCTAGCGTAATTAAAAAAATGTGCGAACAAATAATATCAAAACTTAAACTATGAAAAAACTATTGCTGTTTTTATTACTGCCATTTGCTGTTGCAGCGCAAGACTTATATCTTGATCACAGTTATATTGACGCGCCCCCATTTAATGTGGGTGATACTATAACTGTTAAGTTCAATACGCTAGATAATAATGAATCAGCTTTTAACTTACTTGTATTTGATTACGAATACAATAATAAATTATTGCAAAAAGTTGAACATAGTTTTTCAATACCTACAGGCGCGAGTTCGTCTTTAACACATTGGGACGGATGGAAATTTAATCCAGATAGTAATTTTAATAAACAATTATTAAAAGACCAATATGAATGGTGGGCACAAAGAGCGGGCAGTAATTCTTATTCATCAAACAGCGATTGGTCTGTAGAACGTATAACTATACAACA